CAATTAAACAAATTAAAATCAAGATGTATAATAATAAATAACTTTATAGAACAAAAGATATAAAGAATAATATGCTAATTGTAAAACTCGGGAAGAAAGATAAAATTGATGGTGCGCTTAAAAAGCTAAAACGAAAAGTGATTAAAACTAAGCAGATGAAAAAGCTTAGAGATAGAATGTATCACACCAAAAAATCTGACATCCGTAGAAAACAATTACAAAAAGCAAAATATGTACAAAGCTTAAAACACAAAGATGAATAAGAAAAAACACAGAGGGCCGTTCAAGGTAGAACATAGTATATACATTAATTCAGGACACGGGTTCTTTAGAAGATTGTTAAATTTGATTACTAACCCATTTACCTATTTGTTAACAGGTAAGATAAGATATTAAAATGGCTAAAGAAGATAAAAAATACTTTACTCAAAAAAGAATTTTTGAAAGAAATCCTGATACTGGTGAAGTAAGATCAAGACCTTTAGGAAATCATGATCCTGAGAATGTTAGGATAGAAGTTCCAGCCGATGAGAAAAAAAGGTTAAAGAGAATTATTCAAAATAACCTTCATGATGAAAATCTATCTGAGGAGGATCTGAATAAAGTTATCAATTTCTTAAATGGCGGAGATGCTATACATTAAAAAGAAATGAAGACACCAAAACCTGTACTAGCATTTATAGCATTATGTAAAATCTTCCTATCTATTTTAGGAGCTTTTATTATCTTTCCAATTTTGCTAGGAATGGGATTGATAAACATTTCCGTAGATAAGTTCAATAAATGGCTAAAGAAAAAGAAATAAAAAGCCCTTCTACAATTGATTATGATCATGTAGAATTGATTCTTAAAGAAGCTGACAAATATAGCTTAAGGTGGGAAGTAGAACAGACGGCTAAAGTTTATGTTGATAGAGATAACCTTCCAATTGTAGATGCTCATTGGAATGCTTATCATGATTGGGTTAAATAATTACATTGTCCGATGGTGTAATTGGCAACACGTCTGGTTTTGGTCCAGAAGAGTCTAGGTTCGAACCCTGGTCGGACAACATTATTAACAAAACATTGTTAATAACTTTTTTAAGTTTTTTGAAAAAAAGTGTCCCAAAAATTTTTTTTTCCCAATTATTTTGTTTATATTTATATTATATTAAAAACAACAAATAAACTAAACGGTATGAACAAATTTGAACAAGACATGAAAGAAGCTTACGAAAAGCTAGAAAAAAACATGAACACTGTAGCATCTCTTTTTAACTTCAAAAGAAAAGGGTACATGGGAGAGAACATTATGCTACTAGATTTTAGCCCTAAAGAATTCGATGAAGCCGCTGCCACGGTAGCTGCATTTGACAAACCAAATGAACATGGGTGGACTAAGTACAAAGGGATTGATGTTCAAATCAAAGCTTACCCTAAGAACAATCGTTTATCATTAATTTTTTAATTTGAAGACTATGAACTTAAAAGAACTAGACTTAACAGTATTTGACCGAGACTCTTTGATGGAAATAAGAAACAGCATTACCAAAGAGCTCAATCGTAGAACTGCAATCAAAAGAAATCAAATCAAATCATCAATCCAAGTTGGAGATCTTGTTAAAATTGATCATCCACAATTGCATGGAAAAAGATTGATGGTTGAAAAGATAAAGATTAAGAAAGCAGACATAAAAGAAATAGGAGAAGACGGTACCGTCTTCCACCCAGGCTGGGTAGTACCAATAACAATGTTAGAAAAAATTTAATTATGGCAAAACAAACAATGAAAGCAAAAGTATTAGACTTCGTCGAAAGTCAAGGAGAAGCAAGATACACAGATATTATCAAATTTATCATCACTGAGAAATTTGGCCCAGATGCATGGGAAAACGGATTCCGCATGGAACAGCATTATGAATATACATCAGAAGGCTACAAGCCTGCAGGTATGCGAAGAAAAAATACCAATCGAGGCTACTTTTCTGGGGCTCTTACAAAAGGATCAAGGTGGACACCAAAAGGCTACTTCCTAAGAGATGCAGGATATGGCTTTTTAGAAAAGCAAGAAAACGGACTATATAAAACTATAAGATAATGACAAAAGATACAATCATATTTGACTTAGACGGCACTTTAGCCGATATTGACAAAAGGAGAGCCATTTCCAAAAAGGCAGATGGTAAAATGGACTGGAAAAAATTCTTTGATCCGGACAACATCTCCTTAGACCAACCTAATCATTCTGTCATCAAGATGGCTCAAATCTTTCATGACCAAGGATTTAAGATTGTGATATTCTCTGGGAGAAGTAAAGCTACAAAGGATGCTACAAGAAAGTGGTTGGATAAGAATGGTATAAAGTTTCATGTTTTGAAAATGAGACCAACTGGACATCCCTGGGCTTTTATGCCAGATGATAAGTTGAAAAAGCACTGGTTAGATGATATCTTTCCAGGAGACCAAAAGAATAGAATCGTCACTGTCTTCGATGATAGAAATAAAGTCGTTGATATGTGGAGAACTAATGGGTTAAGCTGCTTCCAAGTAGCACCCGGTGATTTTTAATAATAACTAAACTTTGAACAATGAACAAACTATTAAACAAACTTGAAGAGATCGAAGCTAAGTATAGTAATGATCCTAACATGATGCCAAATGGAAATTGGTGCCATCCGTCAACTGACACGGAAGGAAAAAGGCAAGAGATAACTGATGCCATTAATGATTATGTAAGTAAAATTTGTAAACAAGGAAAAGATGATTTCTTAGTTGAACAATATAATCGTAATCGTGCAATGGTAGACCACATTAAATCTGCTGACGAAATTTCACAGGTTAAATGTTCTCGTGATTTAGATAATGAATGGCATAATGAATCAATCTAAGATGGATAAGAAATTATATAGAGATCCTAAAGCTGGTTATTTAGGTGGCGTTTGCCACGGTGTGGGAGAATGGAGTAGTCTTCCTCCTATTTTATGGAGGTTGATTTTCCTTTTCATTTTACCTTATGCTTTTTGGGTTTACATTTTACTTTGGATCTTTCTTCCAAGGAAGTAGGCAAGTACGGGAATATATAAAAAAAATCTTTTTAGATATGAAAAGTATTAAAACATATAATGCATTTAGAACTCATCTTAATGAAGAAGAAAAATGGGCACAAGATGTTAAAGTTAAACAAGGGAAAATGACAAAGATGTTAGATATTCCTGAAGGAAAAACCGTAACAGATGTTTATGAAGGTGATCCTACAAAATTAGCCAAAGATTTATTCAAAGCATGTAAAGGCGACAAACAAGAATGTAATGGAATGTTGGCTTTTGCAGGAAATGTATCAAGTAAAAAACCAAATCTTTTCACCAAAGCTCAACAAGAGTTAGAAAAAATTGATGGAGACAAAAAGTAATACATTAGGTAAGTCACTTTTAATTTCTTTTACCATCGTACTCACATTTGCAATCTTCCACTTATCAGTTCAAAATGGTAAGTGCAAAGAACTCATTAAAGAACAGGAGAATCATATCGATTCTCTTGTGCTGTCTGTAGCCCAGTATGATAGTATTCAACAGGATCTTTGTGAAGTAATTGACGGCTTACCACTTTCTTCCCCACTAAATGATTTAGTTATGGACGATAAGTTCGGTTGGAGGAGAGATCCTTTTACAAGGAAAAGAAGATTTCATGCAGGTGTAGATTTTGAAGGAAACTATCGAGACACGGTTTATGCTACAGGAAATGGTATAGTTTCTAAAGCTCGATGGAATATGGGATATGGAAGATGTATAATCATTGAACATACCGATAGTCTTGAATCTTTGTATGCTCACCTTTCAAAAACTTTTGTAAAAATTGGAGATACTGTTTATGTAGGACAGCCTATAGGAAAAGTAGGTTCTACTGGAAGGTCTACCGGTTCTCATTTACATTATGAGATAATTTACAAGGATAAGAAAATTGACCCTTGTGGTTTTCTTAAACATTTATCAGATGAAACAAATTGCAATTAACCTAGTATAATTTATATACACAAACTTTACAATATGAGAATTATTCTTTTATGCTTTTTAAGTTTATTTACAATGTTTTTCTTAAATACACAACCTCCTACTGCTGCCAATACAGAATGCTGGGAACTAGAGGATTGGGTTGTTGAAGAATTAACATGTACGGAACCTCCTATCATTGATACCGTTGCACTTTTATTAGATGCTATGATACAAGTAGAAAGTCGTGGGAATGATAGTGCTTATGCTGCTAGTGAAAATGCAGCTGGGTGTTTACAAATCAGGCCAATCATGGTCAGAGAAGTTAATCGCTTCCTTAGAAAAATGGGAGATACTATAAGGTATGATTTAGATGATAGGTGGTGTAGAGAAAAATCTATTGAAATGTTTTATGTATGGCAAGACTATCGGCATGAAGAAAGTAATCTTGAAACTATAGCACGATCTTGGAACGGTGGTCCTAGAGGACCTAAAAAGAAAGCAACAGAATACTACTGGAGCAAAGTACAAAATGAATATAAAATTACAGATGATGGAATGGACAGTTAGTACAACCTTTGGAAATAATTATGAGATAATTTATACTACCCCTGAAAGTCCTCAAACAATGGTAGGCGATCTGCCTTGGTGGTTTTGGAACTAGATTCATCTACCCTATCATAAAGACCTGTATCAGAATTCCAAACCCAGTCATCCGAGTTAAAAGCTTTAAGCTTTTTTGCCTTTTGATAATCAGCAGAAGATAGATGGGATTGTTTAAGATTAACCTTTTCCCCTACATTAGAAGTTTCCCAGTGTTCGCTATCACTTTCTCCTCTAGTAGGATGAACACCATTAAACCCATTGTATTCTGGAGTACCGTAAGAATTTGTATCTTTACCTGCCATATCATCCCAGAAATTCTTAAAGGATTGTACTGAACCTTTGAAATGTCTAATTTGGTTTAAGTCTTCTCTTTCTTGGTTTTTCTTATCCATCTTTAGAATCTTTATTTACTGAAAGTTTTCCCCACTTCTTTTTTAGCTGTTTAATAGCAGTACGAAGTTTCATCTTTTCTAAATCATGGCCATCTAACTTTAACCTAAGTTCGTAGAATTTGATATTGTAGTTATCTCCTCTTGCTTGAGCAGATTTATATCTTTCTAAATTCATCTTATGTCTTCGATGTAATTCGTCAGCTTTATGACCTTCAACAAAATTGCCGTGGTCTTCGTTTAGAAATTCTTCAAAACTTTCTTCTAATCTCATCTTATATAAATTTTTTGAAATCGCTTAGACTAAACTTATCTCCATCTTGCATATTCAGCTCTCGTAGAAAAAGTTCTAATAATTCTTTTTTGGCTGCTATTACAGCTTCACTTACAGAACTATATCCTCCTAGAAAATCTTCAAGTTCTTCTTTATATTTTGGATCCGGAGCATTTCTCAATGTATTCTTGTACCACTTCCCATAATCTATAGCAGCTTTACGTAAAGATGTTGAAGCATTAGGCATCAGTTCTACAAAGTCTTCATTAACTTCTTTACTTTCTTTAGCTTCTAATTTCTTATCCGACCATGCTTTATCTATCGCTTCATTTATATGACCTTTTGCTTCATCTATATAAGCATCACCTGTATGTTGTGTATTATCATTGGTTTCATAATTATGAGCCTGTTGAGCTATTCCCATGCTTAAGTCCGGTATATTTCCAGCGATAGGTGCTAAATCATAAGCAGAATCTCTGTAAGAAAGTCTTGCTGGTGTAGACCAAGAAGCCGATGCCTGTGGCATACCAAAACCAACAGCTACAAATTTTTCGTTGAATTGTTCAAAATTGTTAATCTTTTCCATGGGTAAAGTTATTTGTTTATATATTTTGGAAACAAACCAAGTTTTTTGTTGTATAAAAATAAATTCAAAATTATGACAGAATTTCACAGGACAGCTAGAGGACAAAAATTTTATGATAAAGATTTACCTCAATTAGTTAAGGCATTAGGAAAGGTTGGTGATCTTTTAGAAAAACTAAACGAAAGAGAAGATCGCAAGTTTAAGTTAGATGAACAACTTAAGAGAATGGAAATAAGAGAACAAAATGGTTCAAGAACTAAGTAAAGAAGAATTCTTTCAATACCTTAATGAGGGAAAAAAATGTTATATGAAAAAGCCAAGGTCTTGGCAAAAAATACATTTTTATTGGGAGGATAAAGACCAATGGTTCATGAATCAAATATATGATATTCGTGAAAATAAGGTTGTTAGGCCACATAAAGAAAAAGGTGTGTGGGTTATTGCCAAAGATTTACCTCATCATATAGATCATTTAGAAAGACAAGGATATAAGTATTACATTAAAATTGAAGAAGATGAGTAATTTAGTAGGAACAGCAGCGGTATGGTTAGTCTTAGCACATATCTTAACATGGATACAATTGAATGGGCAATTTAAGTGGGATTGGTTTAAGAATCATGAAACCATTGTGGTTTTACTTTTTTCTTTTCCTGTTGCATGGCTTTTTATTCAATATCAAAAAACAGCCTATATGGCATTTGAAGGACAGTTATGGACCTTAAGACTTTTAGGTTTTTCCGGTGGTATAATTATATTCTTTTTAATGACATGGGGTTTGATGGGAGAACTTCCCTCAATTAAAAATTTAATATGTTTACTTTTAGCTTTTGCAATTATCGGTATACAGGTTTTTATTAGATGAAAAAACTTTATGATACATTAGGATTACCTACAACCGCAACTGATGCGGAGGTTAAAAAGGCTTATCGAAAGTTAGCCATTAAATATCATCCGGATAAAAACCCGGGAGATTCTGCTGCCGAAGAAAAATTTAAGGCGGTCGCAGAAGCATATGATATTTTGTCTAATCCTAAAAAGAAGGCACAATTTCAAAGACAACAAAATCCTTTTGGTAGTGGAAGTGGTTGGAGTGGAAGTGGTCCAATGTCGGATAGTATGTTTGATGACCTTTTACGAAACTCTGGTTTTGCCGATATGTTTAATCAACAATACGGGTATGCAGAAAGAGGGAGAGGTAGAGATGTTAAGGCAAGAGTTCAAATAACTTTAGAAGAAGCATATTATGGTACTAATCGTAGAATGACAATAGGCATCAAAAACTTAGATGTTGATATCCCAAAAGGAATAACAAATGGACAACAACTAAGAATTAAAGGACAAGGTCAAAAAGGAATGACAGAGGATCTAAATGGAGATCTTATTTTACATATAAACATTTTAGAAGATTCAAGATTTTATTTGGATGCACAAGGTTTACATACAGTTGTTAGAGTTCCTTTATATGATTCTATGTTAGGATGTAAAAAAACAATAGAAGTTTTTGATAAGACAATATCTTTTACTATTCCACAAGGTTCACCTAATGGTAAGGTACTTAGAATTAAAGGTAGAGGAATGCCTAAATGGAAAAGAGAAGGGCAATACGGAAATCTCTTAGTGACTGTCATTATAGATTTTCCAGAAGGTCTATCTGAAACGGAACTAAACCTTTTCAAAAAATTAAAAGAAACAAGAATAGATATAGAAAACAATGGAAAAAATGAATGAGGAGTTTTTTAAGGAAGATGGGATGAACTATAAAGCTATCCAAAAGTATTTGGATGATCTTGAAAAAAGTTCAATTGATAAGTATTACCGCTTATGTTATGGCGCATTGATGGAATCACCGGAAGAAATGCTTGCATATGAAGGTGATATTAAAACTAAACTCAGAGGTATCAATAAACTCATAACCTATTTCTTAGATAAAGAAGAATATGAAAAGTGTGCTGATCTGGACAAATTATTAAAAATGCTACCTAAATATGAATAAGAGGAAAATCATAACTCTTATTATTTTTGCTCTACTGGGCCTTTCCATTTTATCTTCGTGTTCTACTACCAAAAGAACTCAACCGTGTTCACAATGTCCACAATACGGACGCTGAAACAATCTCTAATCTTTTATGTATAAAAATAAAATATCTCAGACATGAAAGAAGTATTAGAATTTATCTTTAGTAGTTTTTGGACCTGGTTAGGTACCTTCGCATTATTAGCTGTATTTGTCAAATGGAGATTGTTCTATTTTGGAATCAATATAGGAACCTCTAAAGGACAGTATAAGAAAACATCCGAAGATAATAATTTTTGGAAACAATTATCAGAAATTGGTAAGAAAGACCAAGATAAGGATAAGGGAAAGGACAAAAAGTAACAATTGTTAATAACTTTCTTAAAAAAGTTGGCTGGAAATTTTTTTTTCCCAATTATTTTTATTATATTTAATTATATTAAAATAACGGATAAAAACAAACTATGGCAACATTTATTGAAAATTTAGACAGACTACAAGGATTCATCGAGGAGATGGAGTCGACAAGCTCAAACAAAGAAAAGCTTGCAATCCTTAAAAAATACTCAGATGACTACTTTATTGTAAAGGTTCTGAAGTATACTTACAACTGGTACAAAAAGTACGGTGTTCATGTAAGAGTCCTTAAAAAGCATTCAGATCTTAAGAAGGACGGATACATTGATTTATTCTATCTTTTAGATGCATTAGATCATAGAACCATAACTGGACATACGGCAATCGCTCATGTGAACGGGTTTATCTCTTACTTACCAGAAAAGTACCACGACTTAATTCACCGAATCATTGACAGAGACCTTAAGATCCGAGCTAACGGAAGGTCAATTAACAAAGTGATCCCTGGATGTATACCAACATTTAAGGTGGCTTTGGCAAACAACTATTCTCCAAAGAGAGTAGATCTTGTAAATGAAGAGTGGTTTGGAAGTAGAAAACTTGATGGTATCAGATGCCTCATCAGAAAAGAAGGTGACTCTATAACAGCTTTTTCAAGGAACGGTAAAGAAATTGAAACTCTAGGAAAAATCTTAGAAGAAGTTAAAGGACTTCAAGGAGACTTTGTTTTAGACGGAGAGATCTGTTTAGTAGATGAAAACGGTAAAGAAGATTTCCAAGGAATCATGAAACAGATTCGAAGAAAGGATCATACTATCGACAATCCTAAGTACCTTGTTTTTGACTGCATAACCTTGAATGAATTCGATGAGGCTAAAGGAAATGATAATCCTCTTTCCAACCGACTGAACTTCGCAAAGAGAATAGTGGGAGACGGAAAATACATCGAAGTTATTGACCAAGAGATTGTTAAAACTGAAGAGAGATTTGCTGAAATGGTAAAAGATGCTGAAGACCAAGGTTTTGAAGGAATCATGGTAAGAAAGAATTCTGACTATGAAGGTAAGAGAGGTTGGAATTTACTGAAGGTTAAAAAATTCCACGATGAGGAATATGAAGTTAAGGACATTCAAATGGGAATGATGAGATGGATTGAAAATGGAGCCGAAGTAGAAAAAGAAGTTCTTAGAAACATAATCATAGAACATAAAGGCTGTTTGGTGAGTGTAGGTTCAGGTTTTTCTAAAGAGGAAAGAGAACATTACCACAAAAACCCAAATCAGATTTTAGGTAAGACAGTGACGGTACAATACTTCGAAGAAAGCCAAAATCAATCTGGTGGATATAGCCTCCGTTTCCCAGTAATAAAATTTGTATATAAGAACGGTAGAACTGTATAAAGATAGTTAATACATAATATGGAGGAATCTGAGCTCACCTCTAGTGTGACTTAGTTTCTCCTATATTAAAATATATAGGTGATGAAATATAAGATAATAGAAGGTGAAAAAATTCCTATCATTGAATATGAAACAAATACTGAGTTTGTACAAGAGTTCAATGAGTTTGAGGATTTTATGTATAATAAGTTGCTTAGACGGATTGCAGAAATCTTGGATAACGATTTAGATGAAGATTACATTCTTTTAGCTTTATTAGGATCATCTGAATTTTTGTTTGGTTCACCTAGAGAAATCTGGGTAGATAATTTACAAGGCGGATTGAAACATTTTATTGCGACAGAACAATATGAAAAGTGTACTGAGACTACCAAACTCATTGACCGCCTAGACGGTGAACAAAAACTTTCTGGAGTCTAATCTTAATAAATAGACTATATGGGAAATAAAATTAAGATATTTGATGTAGATGATACTTTGGTCGTTACCAAGTCTAAAATTAAAGTTTATGACGGTAAGACTAAGAAGTGGTTTGAATTGACTCCACAAGAGTTTAATCATTACCAAACTAAACCTCATCATACAAAAGTAGATTTTTCTGATTTTAGAGATTTAGAAATTCTTAAGGCTGGTAAAACTATTGACTGGGTTTTTGAAATTTTAAGAAGAGCAGTCAGAAAAGGTACTCCAGTTGGAGTCATTACTGCCAGAGATGATAAAGGAATTGTTTGTGATTTCTTAGCTCACAACGGTGTTAATATAAATTGTAATTACATATATGCAATTAACGATCCTCAATTAGGTTTTACCGGTTCAACGGCAGAAAAGAAGAAACAGGCATTTCAAAGGTTTGTAGATTTAGGTTTTACAAATTTTGAATTTTATGATGATGATGCAGAAAACATCCGATTAGCAAACCAATTGGCTAAAGAAGACCCAACGGTTAAAATGAAAGCCAAACTAATTAAACAAAAATGGATCCCAAGATTCGACGACTTCAGTTAAAGCTACAGACTTTCAAAGAAATTTTATTAAGTATAAGTGAATTGTCCGTATCCTCTACTACAAAGGTGGGGTGTATGGCTTTGAGAAAAGATTTCAGCAAACTTGCAAGTTTTGGATATAATGGTTCTTATGCAGGTGCAGAAGAAAATGAGAGTACTGGTACCGAGGAGGATAGTTTAGAACCTGGGCATAGCGGATTCATCCATGCAGAAGTTAATATGATAGCCAAATTCAAAGAACATGATCCAGAAAATTACATTGTTCTTTTAACTCTTTCTCCTTGTAAAATGTGTACTAAGATTTTAATCAATGCTGGTTTTAAGCATGTTTACTGGGTCGAAGATTACAGAGAAACAGATCATCTTAAGATTTTTCAAGAATGTGGAGTCACCTCAGGTAAATTAGCAGATATTATTACAGATAATGTAGTTGCATAAAACCAGGGCATGAATATATAAAACAAAAGGTCGCCTTGTGATAATTGAAGCATTAAGTTTTAAGTTAGCTTTAGATTTTTTCAAATACCTCCAAAAGAATAGAGTTTATTCCACTGATATTAAGATTGACTTTTTTGATAGAGTGAGACATGAATACTATGATTTTGTAGATGTTGCTGCTATGCAAGCATATTGGGAAGAAAATTATCGTATCATTGATAATTGTTATTTAGGAGACTTAGGAGGGATAGCATTTTTCCGTTCAGAAAGTGATACCTATAATTTTAATACAAACTATAAAGCAATAGATGTATTGAATCCGGATAAATATCAATTGATTCCAGGTTCAGGTTTTGACGGACAGAGAAATGCACAAAGGAAAAAATTTAAGGATAGACAAAAGGACTTCATTAACAAGAGTGTAGCAGAATATGTAGCTTTCTATAATGAACTGAAATTTATTTATGTGACTGGGATCTATTCTCCATGTTATGCTGAACCAGGATGGTCAGAAAATACATGGTACTTAAAATCTTTAAGAGAAGCTTTTACAGGTTCTAGAGATGTTAATCAATTTCCTTATAGTAAAATTAACATTGAACAGTATCCTCCTGAATAAATAAAAAAAGATTTATATAGATGGCATTTAATCTCAAAGAATATATCCTCTTTAGAACAGAGATAAAAAGAGAGCTCTTTAATGAAGAGGTGGATACTAATTTCAAAATGGTGTCTAACCCTTGGGTTGCCACAAGAAGGTACGAAAAGGGAAATATAGTTTATCATCCAGTTACTATTGAAAGTTCAACAGGTTCTCCAACTACAGGTTCAACTGGTGGAGAAGACGAAGAATACTTAGTTTGGTGGAGAGCTAATACGCGAACCACTCTTGGTACCTTTGATATGACCCAATGGGATATCATTGGAGGTGTAGGTGGTTTTACTAATATAACAATTGCCGGATCTGCTAACTGGGGAAGAGTATTAGCAAATTGGAATTTTCCACTTGCGACTCCTTGGAATAATGCTGTTGATGGTCTTTTAGTTTCAACAGGACCAGGTGATGAGATTAAATTTGCTGCCGGTGCTGGAATAGCACTATCATGGAATGCAGCTGATAAAGCAATGTTAATTACCAACTCAGGTAGTTTTGGAGAAATCAATCATGGAGCCAATTTAGGTGCAGGTGAAGATGTATACATTGGCCAAAGTGGAGGATCTCCTAATAATTTACAGTTCAAAGGTTTTAGAGCAACGAATGTTGGTAATGCTGCCTTAACGGTAGGGACTGTAGCAGATGATATCGTCTATAACTTTGATGAAGCTGAAGTTACATTAGCAAATATCAGTGGAGGATGTCCGCTATTAGAAGAACTTTGCGATGTTAATTATGTTGGAGTTCCGGGAGTTGGAGATATTCTTGTGTGGAACGGTGGAGGATGGATAAACCAACCAGCCGCTGCCGGTATGGGTAATACAATTTATACTGCTGATGATACAATCATCGATGCTAGTCGAATCGTTAGTATGAATGGTGCAGCAGGTAGTCTTAAGTTTAAGTCATTCCTTAGTAATGACGGTTTCCTAATTGATAATAACGGTCTTAATTTTGTAATGGGATCCAATGCTGCTGTTTCAGGGGCTGAGGTTTTTCAATTAAGAGCTAATGATACATTAGATTATCAACAATCTATCTTAAATGCGAGTACAGGTAATTCCGCTATCTTATATCAGAATAATGGAGTTAATTATATAGCTGGACATCATCAAGCAATTAACCATAGTTTTACAATAACACACGGTACTACCTTTAACGGTTTAGCACAAGATGGCTTTTCTGTTCAATGGGATGGTGCAAGGAATAAAGTATGGGTTCCTGATTGGTCATACGGTGGTGGAGGTATTCAATCTGGTATACCTTTTGCTGAAGATACAGTAGCCCATGGAGGTAGAACTCAAACTGAAGCTGATTTAGTTTGGTTATATGATGCTACCCCGGGTACAGCTTCAGAAGCTAAACAATTATGGATAAACCAACCTTCTGCCGCATTAGGTTCAAGAAAGGCTGGTATAGCTTTATTAAATGTTCCAGATAATGCCGCTGGAACTCAAGATGTTGGGCTATTTGGTTATGGTATGTCAAGTACAGCCGGTACATGGACCAGAACTGATGGTGTTTGGATGGGAGTAGTTGATCCTACTCTCGGTATACAAGGACATAGTACAGTAAGTTCACTTGAACTTTGTGATACAAGAAAAAATCATTATGGTTTTTCTTCTGTCATGGATACGGAAAGCGATTATGATGGAAGTTATGGAATTGTAAATGTTAAAACTGGAGAAGCAACAAATCAAGTAGGTGGTGCATTTTATAGAAATGCCGGAGCTGCCGGTGGAGCAGATATTGGAATTTATGCAGATGTAATTTCTACTTGGGCTGGAGGTTGTAATATAAATGATATAAATGATTACTTAGGTGGAACTTGGGCCGGTTGGTTCAGAGGATGTATTAGAGTCGAAGATGGTGGTATTGCTTTAGAACCTTTAGCGGCTAATCCTAATTGTGGAACAGGTCAAACTGGAGACTGGGCAGCAGGCGGACAAAATACATTATGGGTTAACGAAACAAATAACCACATTTATTTTGGTGATGTTGATTTACAAGGACCATCGGTCACAACATTATGCGATTTAGCAGATGTAAATTGTACAGGCTTAGATGATGGGGATGTTTTAATTTATGATATTACCACAAATACTTGGAATCCAAGCGTTCCTCCGAGTGCTATAAACATTTACAATGCTGATGATAATTTAACAGGAAATAGAACTTTAACTGGGTTAGACGGCGTAACTAATTATTCTTTAGATTTTATTCAATTACAAACCTTTGGTGTACAATCTATAGGTAGTCAAACATTTATCACTGGACAAAACTTTAATGTAACTGCCAATAATAATATGGTACATCAAGTTTTAGTTGGGGATTGGGATGTTACTGTTGCTAATAATATAGATATAACTGCTACCGGTGGAAAATTTGAAATAAGCGGTGGTTCCGGGCTAAATAAAATATATGTCACAGGTGGTGCGGGAGCATTAGTCACAGATCTGATAAATTGGGAAACTTTTGGATGGTATCATTTTAATTCTATTTTACTTAATGCGAATACTACAGATGGTCCTGCTTTATTAGCATGGGATCCTAATGCAACCGGAACGGTTAATACCGAGTATGCACAATATACAATGCCAGGTACGGTAGGTGCTGTAGGACAAGTACTTAAAGTTAATGCTTTAACTACTGGTTTAGAATGGGCCGACGAATCAGCCGGTGGAGGTTGTGAAAATTCATGGAATTTAATTGATGTTCCAAACGGAGATGATATTGAAGCTGTAGGATGTGACCAAACTTTAACATTTGTTTCAACAGATGGTTCGGTGACAATAACAGGTACAGCCGGTTCAAGTACTATAGACTTTACTGCTAAAGGTGGTATTGCTGAAGTTTGTGCTGCTGAAGGTTTAATAATTAATGCTGTTGACAATTGTGTTGAATGGGGGAATGCTGTTGGGGGAGGAGTTCCATTAGCTGCTTTATCAACAGATAGAGAAATTGACTTTGGAGATTATTATATGCATTTCAAATCTGCTTCTTCTGATGGTTGGGACTTTTGGTTTGACGGTGGCCACGGTGCTGCTGGTACAGGTCCTTTATTAACTGCTGAAAATCTTTCTTCTCAATTCCACATTGATAATAATGCTGCAGGAAATCGAGAAAACGGAATGTCAGCGACCGCTCTTTTACTAACTGGAGATGCTTTAGTGATAGAAGAAACAGGACGAAGTATTCCTTCTATACAAGCATTCCACTTAAAGTTTAATGCAACTGACCCAACTCACCCAACATATTATACTGATGATAATGCTTATGTACAAGATAATTGCGAAATCATTGGTAGAACTAGATATGATGGATATTTAAGAAACACTGGTGGAACGTCCGGTTATTTAGGTGAAAGTAGTTTAGGTCAAAGTATAAGTTTATTTGGAACCCCAGGAGCCGGTTCTTCTTATGCACCGGTATCTACTTTAGGAATGATTAGAAGTAATACTAATCTTTGGCCAGGATATTTTGATTTATTCTTTGGAGAAGAAATAGTAATAGTTCGTTTAATGAAAAGAGCTAAAGGTCGAGGATGGGCTGACGGTGGAATAATTGAAGATTTAGAAAATAATTTAGTTGATGGCGTATGGTGGGGAATCAATGTTGATAATACTACTACCCTTGGAAGCACAGCTGCTTTAGATGAATGGATAGATGGTGCTACCGCAAGTGTGGCTAAAGCCGAAGAAAATAAAACAGATGAACTTGTAGGTTTAGGCTGTGATCCTGAATGTGATGCACCTCCAGCAGGGCCTTGTGAAACTGCATGTACAGAATTAGCTACAATAAAATCTAAAGGGGATGAACTTAAAACAAGAGTTGCACAATTAAGAGAATTTATCGATACTCCAGAAGAATCGGAATTAGAAGATGATGGTTTTACATGGGGTGAGTATTATATAAATGGAACTCCTTATATAGTTCCTATTAACAGTGGAGGAGAAACGCCAGATGCTTATCCAGCATTAAACTCTTCATCTAAATTTGCACCAGGATGGTTATATGATTCTACATTTGATCCTATAGCACCAGGAGAGCAACCTAGATATAGTTCCGAAATTCATAATAATGCTTCTTTACTTATCGGATGTGCTCAACCTGATTACTTAAAGGAAAACGATAACTGTATACAAAATACCGCTATGTTAGATGTAGTAGGTAATTACCGGGGATCTGAAGGGGAAGGTACTAGATATCCTTTTGTTAGGTTTAGAGATTTACCTATTTGGCCAGGTGAAGAGCCAGTGGGAGCAAATATATATGCTGACGATTCTGGATATTTATGGTTGACTAAAGGTGGAGCTGCTAAAGGTGGAGTTGAAGAAATTATATTATTAGCAGAAGGTACATCAATAGGTAAACCGTTAACAATAAGTCCTACTACTGGGATTGTGGAAATTACACCTAATAAATTTGCTGGAGGAAATACACCAGGGCATGTTCCTGGTTTTATTGGAAAGGATGTTACTACCAATTTCCTAAGAGCAGATGGTACATGGGCCCCACCACCAGTTGGGCCTGTAGGCGGAACTGGAACTCAAGATTATTTAGCAAGATGGACACCAGATGGAAGTACCTTAGGTATAGGAATTGTACAAGATGATGGTACTACTGTAGGTGTTGGAGCTGCTCCAGTTGCAGATTCACGATTAAAAATTGCTAACCCAGATGCTCCTAATGCTTTAGAGATTAGTTCTACCGCAAGCGGTGGAGAAAGATTTGGCCTTAAAGTTTTACAGAATTCTAATAATACTGGAATCAATTATGGTGCTGAAATTGCTACATACAATAGCGGTGACGGTGGTAAGGTAGTAGGAGTTGATGTAATGACCAAAGGTGGTGGAAATTCTATAGGTGCTGCTTTGACGGTAGAAGCTGTGGCCACTTTGCCTAATGCATTAGGTGTTAATTCAAAGATAGAAGCTAATGCAGAAGTCACTATTACAAATGCTGTAAATTATGAATCTGCTGGAGCTCAAGGAGAGGGTGATGCTACTAAGTCATATCACATATACTTAAACCCACATGGGATTGGTACATCAAAATGGGGTATTTACCAAGAAGGTGCTGACGATTACAATTTCTTCCAAGGAAATACCGGTATCAATATAGATGCTGAAGATGCTACTGTATTAAATGTAAAATCTATTCTTGAGGAAGAATCTGCTGGTATAAAATCTGTTCATGCTGTTCCTGGAACTACCGCATCATCAACTGCTGCAATTTTCGCACAGAATAATAATGATAATAATGGAGGCCAATCTTATGGACTACAGGCATGGGCGGATGGAGAAACAAGCGGTGGAGATGCACCGGGTATTAATGCCGGAATTTCTGGTACATACGGAGTTGTAGAATCACCAGGTACTTTAAGACAAGGAATAGCTGTAGGTGTACATTCATATGCAAAAACTAATGCTGCCGTTGTTAATAGCATATATGCTTTAGATGCTGCTGGAGTTGAAGTCCAAGCTACACAGACAGTTGGTAAAGCTGCATTACTTCATATAGGTATATTAACTAATAACGGTACTGTAGGTGCTGCTGGTGCATGGGGAATACTTCAAACTGGAGATAATCCTAATTTCTTAAAAGGCGCATTAACATTAGATAGATATACCTTACCTACCGTAGATGGCCAAACAGATCAGGTATTAAAAACGGATGGAGCCGGTACTGTAACATGGCAAGATCAGAGTCGAGATTTAGGTGCATTAATTCCAAAGATCGTAACGGATGCTGCTGTAAGTGCTGCCTTTGGAGATTTATTATTAGTCGCTAGTGGTACTATTAGAGGAGTTAACGAAGATGTCGTAATTACTTTCCCAGATATTACAAGTTCTGACGATGACGGTAAAAAGATAGGTGTTAAATGGAAATCACAAGCTAATTTGCCGAATACTCTTCTTATCAGATCATCTGCTACTGGGGCAGTTAATATCGATGGAGTCAATCGAGGTGCAGCTGGAACTGGCGGAACACCATTAGATATGGGACCTTCTGGGCCTGGGACTGGAACAAATAATTACTATGAATGTATTGTACACAATGGTGAATGGTATATTATTGGTGAGATAATCAGCTAAGCATCATTAAACAATTTTCATTTTTCATAGTATAAAAATAAAAGTATGTCAGGAGAAAAAATTACGACACAGAAGTTTCGTTGGATAAAAAGCGAAAAGGCTGGAGATATTGTAGAACTGGATAAGAAAGATGATAATTGGACTTATTTCCACGGAGGTTCACGAATAGCTAACGAATTATTAGAAGAATATCTTGAACCTGTGGCGGAAGGCATGCCTTTAGGGGCAGGAGAATCTAAGATTGAACCTACAAAAGAAAAGACAGAAACACCTATTTCTATTTTGTTTAATAAACAAAAGAAAAATGATAAGGTTAAGTTAACAATCAATTTACCTATAGAAGTTCCAAAGAAATCAATATATGATATTATTGAAGCATCTTTTGATGAAAAAGAAGTAGTGGAAGAATTAGAAGCTTTTATTCGTACTCAACTTGATCAGGATAAAATGCAGAAGATGGTGGACAAATCTATTCAATCCCTCATCAAAGAAAAATACAAAGGGACTGGGACCACAAAAAGGTAGTAATATATAATAAAATAACAAAACATGGCAAACATTCCAAACCGAAGAGAAAGGAGAGCTGCAATGAAACATGCAGGTATTCTTCAACAAAAGAGTAAATTATCATATAAGAAGTGGCTCGAAGTTACGAGAGAAAACATTAGACAAGGAAAGGAAATTCATGCAGCTAATGTTGATGCGGTGGAGAAATCAAAGATGGCTCAATTAGAAGAAATGGAATCTAAAGCAATATCAGGTTGGAAAGAAGCTGGGTATAACAGTAAAGAAATTAAATTACTTCGTGAAGCATGGGCTCTAACTACAGTAAGACATAAAGAATCTTGGCAAGAAGATAAAAAAGAAGCCAAGGAAATTAGAGCTAAGGTAGAGGAGATGAAAAAATCAAGAGCATGATAATCGTAAACTTAGAACCGGCTACCAACGGTGTAGTCAAAAGAGTTATTAACCAGAATGCTGGCGGCGGTAGAGAAACTGTCGCCAGTGTTAATGTATTTGAACTTAACCATGATGGAACTTTTTTAGGTACTAAACAATTTCTTTTTGAGTTATGCGAAGACTTAGGCATTAAAACCGGTAATAAGTTTGAAAAAAACAATCTAAAAATGACAACCGAATGGGGAAGTCATTATGAACCAACTGAGGAGGAGGTTAAAACAAAAATAGAAGAGCTTGAAATTGAGCTCCAATTATTGAAAAAATGGAAGAAGGTATAAATTTACAATTAAACTTTAATTTCGTTTATTCAAAAGATGCTTTAACAATTAAAAAGTATCTTAACGGAATAGAGGAAGGTGAAAAGATAAATTACATTGATATAGTCAATAAGTTAACAAAGAATGATTATTATCAATATGAACCATCTGACGCCGTTGTATCCAGTTATCTTATCAAGCATTTACAATCGGCAGTTGAAAATATAAAGGTTGAAGAAGTATACTACGTCTTAAGCCAATTAGATAAAGAAATAATAACCAACATTCAGGAGTATGTGGTTAAATGGGCAAAAAGAAATGTCCACTTCAATGTTCACTATACGGAGGATATCAATTTGAACGGTACCACAGATCTCTTTGAAGGTACACAACTATTCCAGTGAAAAAGCACAGAGTTTTTAATAAGAATGATTATGTTTATTGTCTTTTAACCTCCCACACTCGACCAAATGTACAAATACCGGTTAAGGGACTAATCGTTGATACTAAATGGGACCCGGTGAATCCTAAGTATCAAATTCGTATTATGAAGTTTTATGATACAATGAAATTCTTAAAACAGAATTTCTTCGATATGAATTTCCATCATCATTTTGAAAAACGAGCAAAAAACATTTCTCTAAAGTCTAATGATTTTACTAATGTCCAAGTTTTAGAAAAAAGATTAAATGAGGATGATAGAGAAAAATTCTATTTAGTGGTAGATTCTATTATGTGTACTAAAACTCGAGTTCAATTACAAGAACTTTTTGAAAAGGTTCAATTTTATATTATTTCAAAAAACCTTAAGGAAATAAAGACTATCTCTAGCCGACCTTTTTATCAAGGTTCCTTTTCAGTGGATAGTAAAAAAGAATTCGATGTTAGGTTCAAAAAAGCATGGGCAGATAAATTTCAAAAGGCAAGAATAGATATAGAAAAGTATCTAAAAAGTCTAGACTGAGATATATAAAAAAATAAGTATCTTTTATGCAGAATACTTTAACCAATCCAAGCCAGGCGCAAGACGGACAATTCGGACAACCATCATCTCCACTACCAGCATTTGGTGGTGAAGCTACAGGTTTAGCATCAGACGTTGCCTTTTTAGCAGCTTCCAAATTCTATAATTATACGGCAGAAGCAGATTCCATGTCTATCCCTATTGGGCAAGAGGGAAAACAAATCCCTAGGTCTATTGCAAATAAATATGCTCTTTTTAATTTTAAGGGAATGCATTTTGGTTTAGATGGTGATCCTTCAAGTAGTGGACAATATAAAGATACTGTTGAAGGTGGTGTACAAGATATACACGGGGGAGAAGGTGCAAGACATGTAACGGTTAATAAGATTATCAATTATTTTCAAGAAAATTATCCACATATAGGATACCAGGCCTCAGATTTTTTATATCATAAGTATTACAATAAAATTCCGGTCAACCACATGATTACTTTGAGAAGATTTGGTAATCCTTGTTTTGATAATATCTACGATCTTAAAGTTAGACCTAAAGATCAAAAAGAAGGTGGCGTTGAGGCATTTACTCCAGCAGGTGTGACGGCAGTAACTTATATGGGAGAAACCGCTGGGAACCCGATGGGAGAACTTCTTAAGTATTCATTTGGAATGAATTGGAAAGAATTGACTTCAGAAATGGAATCGGTAAGTTCCGGTGATGGAGGTTATACTCAACAACCTTTTTACAATAAATTTGGAGGTATTGGTAGAGCTACAATGGATACTATGAAAGGCATTAAGGCAGGAGAAAAGTTTAGAAAGACCAACATGTCAACTGGTGATAAGCTTGGTACGACTTATGCTAACTTTGTATTAGGACCAATTAATGTTGTAAATAAAACATATATTAGGAACACTGGTTTAGAGATGAGTAATGATATTAAATTAACATTTGATTATTCAGCAAAATCTTTGGCTTATGTTAACCCTAAAATTGCAATGTTAGATGTTATGGTAAATATGATGACAATGACTTACAATAATGGTCAATTTTACGGAGGTGGTCATAGGTTCTATGGATCAGGTGGTATGGTAGCAAGTCAGTTTGGTGATATCAATAAATTAAAACAAGGAGATTTTGCGGGTTATGTAGGATCTGTTGTAAACGATGTAGAGTCTGGATTCAAAAGTGTATTTGGTGGTTCAGATGGAAGTATTTCACCTGAAAGCTTTTTTAAGGGTGCGATAAATGTAGGTAAAAATTTCTTAGGAAATATGTTAGGAAGCTTTTTAGGTGGACAGGTTGGTGGTGCAAGTGGTTCGGTAGCAACTAAAGCATTCATTAGTGCTGAACCTACTGGTGATTGGCATGTGACTGTAGGTAATCCTCTTAACCCTATCTCTATGATGGGTAACATGACAGTTCATAATACCACAATGACCTTAGGTGAAGGGCTGGGTGTAGACGATTTCCCAACAGAAGTTAAGTTTGAAGTTGATCTAAAACACGGTAAGCCTAGAGACAAAGGAGATATGGAAAATATGTTTAATATGGGAAGAGGTAAAATTTATGCTTCTGCTAAAGGAGAAGAAGATATATTAAACTTGGCAGGTTTAGATGTTGAAGTTTATGGTTCGGTACAGGATGTAGGTACTCAGTCAATAAGTAATATGCAAACTAGTGAAGGTCCTGAAAGTAATGCACAAGGGCAAGGAAATCCTGGTGGGTTTCAAGCCAAAGATGTTAATACATCGTCTGCTTCAGGTAGAAAGAAAACTGCTCAAGAAACTGGGCTACATGGGGAGTATGTTTCTAACATGATCTCAATGGTAATAGATTCGTAATTATGAATATCAAATCGTTAACATTAAAGAATAAATTAGTAGATGAAAGAACAGGTGAAAATTATTGGAATATCACCTTACCTTCTTTTAAGTATAAAGCAGAGCTTGGTATTAAAGCTATACACTATGTTACGGTGGACCAGGCAATGAGGATTGATTTAATTTCAGAACTATATTATGGAACACAAGAATATGCGGATGCAATTTGTTATACCAATAATATATTTAACCCATTTTCATTGGAAGAAGGACAAGTTTTAGTTATCCCAGTTCTTAAAGACGAAAAATTGGTTTACAGAAGACCTTCTCCAGTAACAAGAGTAGACAGTACTATTGAGCCTTATATCAATACACAAGTACAAAGTGCTAAAGATCAAAGTAGAGTTGACAGACTAATACAAAAAGCAAAAACAAAAAAGGCTGGAGTTGATACTCCACTTCCACCTAATATGCTTCAACAAGGTCAACAGGCTAAAGTGTATGAGGATGGCAAAGTTAAACTAGGTCAAAATCTTAATACACGAAAAGTCTAATGAGTACTCCTATAGAAAGAAATATATTAACTATTATTGAACCAGAAATAATGTTGGATCCACTTGAGATGCCAGATGGAGAAAGTGGAACCGAAAACATGGAAACAGAAGGTGCTTTGAAAACACCCCCTTCTAAGTTTACTGGTGGAATGATTCCTATAATTAGAATTAAAGAATATGAAGTCCAGGTTGACCGATTAACTGCATTTAACTTAAACTTAACAGGTTTCATTCCAACTATGAGAGTTAGTTTTGAGGACGTAGATACAACTTTTATGGCTAGACATTATCCTACGGATGGAGATGTTATGCAATTAAATATAAGATCTCAAGGTGATGAAACTACATTTAAGCCTATAAGAATAGATTTTACTATTACTAATTGTTATCCGTTAGGCGGTGGCGGAAATGTATCTGCTGATAAATTTGTAGTGGAAGGTGTTATGTTAGTTCCTAATTTATTTAATGAATTGGTCAAATCTTATCCAGATACAACTAGCTTTGATACATTATTGGATGTAGCAGAAGAATTAAAATTAGGGTTTGCTGCCAATGTAGATTCAACGGCAGATGCTATGACTTGGATCAATCCTAATGATACGGTGGATAAATTTATACAGGATGTAGCTGCTAATGCTTATTTGTCGGATGAACATTTTTTCAAAGCATATATAGATCCTTATTATTATCTAACCTTGGTAGATTGTAATGTTTTATTTAATCAAGAAGGTGCATTAGAAGCAAGCCAAACATTTAGCCAAAATATGGGGGATGTTATAGGAGATACTGAAGGGGAACAACCAGATTTTCCAAATTACTTAAGTAACCTTGTTCAGATGCAAGGTGGTGCAAGGTATCTTTCCAAATATCAAATGGTAAATAATTCTGGGGAAATTGCAAATGATAATGGGTACAAAAGATTTGCACAATGGTATGATTTAGGGGATAGAGTTTTCTTAAGTGAATTTGTTGACCCTATTACTGATGATAACCCAGGGATGATAAATATGAAAGGTAGAACGGTTGGTCCTGTTGGGGAAAAAATTCCTGAAGGAATTGCAGATACTCAAAATAGATATAAGTACTTAGGAAAACAGAGTGATAATGAACATGAAAATTATAT